GCCAGAACCGTGGGACCCGGAGCCGCCCGTTGTCGGGGTAGCCGCGCCAACGGTCCCAACACCCCCAGCGGTCAGATCGTATGCCGCGCCCCCGTTTGTGGCATCTTGAGTGGACGCGGTACTTGAAACGCCTACACTGCCTCCACTGCCCGCGCCGCCGCCAAGGCCGCCATTCTGGGCTGAAGTCGCGCCGCCACCTGCTGCGCCGGCGCCGTGGGGGCCACCAGCTCCACCACCGCCCGGCGCCCCGTTGCCTCCGGTGTTGATAGCTCCGGAGCCGCCGCTATATGCGCTCGCGCTCGGTATGCAGCTCGCCGCTGCGCCGCCCGCCGCAAGTGTATTGTCGATGCCTCCCTTGCCTCCTTTAGCTAGTACGGTAGAAGAGCTAACGAACCAGACATCGCCGCCATCGGGACCGCTCCCACTTCCGCCTGCCGCTGCCAGTGGGATCGAGTAGGAAGTCGTCCCGCCGGGAGTTAACGAGACGTTCGTGGCTTTGGTGTACGCGCCGCCGCCACCCGATGTAATCGCCGTCGAGGCGTTGCCGCAGCCCGCGCCGCCACCGCCGATAGCTTCTACCGTATTGTTTGAGCTATTCCAATCAGACGGGACATTGAAAGTCTGCGTCGAAGCTGATGTAGTTGTCAGGTACCCGCGACAAGTTCCGCCACCGATGTCTGTCCCGAAGCCGCAGGTGATAGCGCGCGCTCCGTTGGGGACGACAGCAAATGCGAGCAGCAGAAACGGAATGAGTCTAGTGAGTCGCATTCAACGCCGCCGGGCTGAGGATGATATGAGTTGAGTCCTTAACCACATAACTCATAGTGTCAACTGCATTTGCGCCCGTGCTCTGCGTGATGCTGGACGTGCCCCCGGAGACATAATACTGGGAACCCCAAGTTCCGACTGTACGACCGCCAGTCGCGTCTTGAACAATATAGATCACGCCGTGCTGGCCCGCGACCGGAGTTGTGCTTGGATTTGCAATCGTGCATGGGCAAGCCGAAGTTAGATTGATGATGAAATCCTGTCCGGCATCGAAGTTGGGGGTGAACGTCGAGGTTGAAATCGTAGGCGTTGAGACGGATACGCGCCTGGCGGCGGTATAAGTCACGTTCGCGCTTGCCCCCGCTGCGCAATCAGATCCCGCACCGCTCACCACCCCGTTGGCGTCAACATGCAAGCACTGCGTCGAGCCGGAAATCCCGGCAAGCGTCAAACTGCCTGTCGTATCAGTTGAAGGTGCGGTCGCTCCATCCCCCGCAAGGCCAGTATCCCAGACGATGCCGCCACCCCCGAATGAATCAACAGATTGCAGCGTATTCAAGTTCTGTGTCGCAGGAACCGTGGCGATCAGACCGTTTGTGCTGGGCGATGTTCCATGCGCGGTGCGATAGACAAGATACTCATAGGCCCCCGCCACTGGCGCCCATTGAATGATGTTGTAATTGCTGGTCGTCAGCGTAGCGTTGCCGCTGGTCGTGCTGCCCGCAGCCGAGGCCGCTGTATGCAGACTGGTTCCATTAACCACGGCAACAATCTTGTAAGACCATGTGGATGATCCGCCTGTGCCGTGCGGCGTGATCGTCGGCGTGGGTGGCGTCGGGACCGGATTGAGCTTGATGGCTCCGTTGAAGGTGTTGTTGTAAGGGAAAATGCTCTCGACGCCAACGCTGCCTTCGATGCCATAGTCGCCAGGTCCTGTTCCTGTGATGTTATTCTGGAAAGCAGTCGTGTACCCGTTAAGTTGACCGCCAACGAAACGTATGCCGCGATCCGTGCTATCAGCGTATTCGACGATGTATTTCGGAGAGTTCGGACCGTCGCTTGCGCAACCGCCATCGCCGCAATCATGGGATGTCGTTATGCCAGTGAAAACGATATTGGTGTTGTTGCCTTGAAATTCAAAATGCGCCTGCGCCCCGCTGGTAGCCGTGGTCCCGTTTCGCGTAAAGATGCCGCCAACAGTGATGCCGTCGGCGACGCCTGTGTAGTCGATGCCTGATCCATTTCCTGAAAAGCCAGTGCTGCGTCCACAGTTTATGAAAGCGATCGCCGCATTCGCATTGCGATCAAACTGGCCGAAGAAGACCTCTTTAGTCGCGCCGTTGCACTGGATGCCATAGTTGACGTTAAATTCAATACGGGTGTCGGCGGTAATAACGTTATTATTCGCGCCAGGGCCGAAATAGAAGGCATTGCTGTTGGCCGTAAACGAGCCGCCGTTAACCTCTGAATCCACAAGATTCACGAGGGCGCCGGAAGGCGAAGCGTTCTGCCCGTTGGCGATCCAGTTTGTCTTGAGCGATATGACGTTGTTCGGATAGTTGCTCGCATCGCCAAAACCTCCGTTGCCACAGAAACGGAAGGAGGAGAAGAGGAACTCATCTTGCGAAGTGCTGCCCGCATTGATGCAGGTTATATTGCTAGCATAATCATGCGTCGGGCTGCCAAGCGTATCGAGGTTCTCGATCAGAACGCCACGAATGCCATTGAAATTCCAGATGGCAGTCGCCCCGGACGCGGGAACTAGATGCGACCATGGCGAGCCGGGATCACTATCGTACTGCGGAGGTGAGTTTCCCATCACCCACGATCCGGTAGCAGGCGGCAATGAACTCACTGCACATCCGGCGGAAGTAGGGGGAATGAAAAGCGGAAGGCCTGCCAAGAATGCGGATGTGATCGTTGCCGTATCGTTTGTCGCGCCATCGCAGGCCGCATGGTAAGGCCACGCCATCACATTAATAGCGAAATTTCCGTAGCCAGCAATCTGGTTCCACGCCGCATTGATAAAAGCTTCCATCGTATTGAGCGAGGTGTTGTACCGGATCATACCCGCAACGCCCGTCGGCCTCTGGGCTGTTGTGCCTTTCGGCGGGATCATAGCGTTGGTCTTGGTGGCGAGATCGAGAGAGGTCCCTGTGGTGGCTGTGGTGGAGCCAATAGCTACAGTCCCCAGAACTGTTTCGTTACCGCTTAAGTTCACTGCTGCGCCAGTCAACGTTCCTGTAGTCGTCGGGGACGCGGCGAGCATAACCGCTCCACTTCCTGTCACCCCGTTTGACAGGTTAGACGCGCTGATCTGCGCCCCGTTAATCTGATACTGAGAACCGGAGGACAGATTCAGGTTGCCCGTGACTTGTGGCGTGGTCAGCGTCGGACTGCTCGCCATAACAAGGTAGCCAGTGCCTGTAATCTGGCAATTCGCTGCGGTAGGGGGCTGCGTTGAACCGACATTATTGCAAAGCGCCGAGTTGGTTGCGACAGAAGCAAGACCGATTGTGCCGGTCGATGTTATCGTTCCGCCTGTGATCCCGTTATTCGTAGCTACGCTGCTGACGCTTCCGCCACCGCCTCCAGAGCCGCAAGGAAGCCCAGTGCCGCTGACGGATCCAGAAGTGTTGACCTGCAAACATTGTGTCGCGCCTGTAATCGCGCCGAATGTGATGCCGGAGGAAAACGTATTCGCGCCAGACCATGTGTTTGTGCCATTCAAGAACGGAATATTCGCGCCGCTGTTACCTGTGTTCTGGAAAGCAGCCGTGCCGAAACTCTGGCCACCTGACTTCGAGCAGGTGATCGCGCCTGTTGAAGGAACGATCGTGCAGTCCCCGGACATCGTGAAGCCGCCGAATGCGCCGCTATTATTGTATTGGATCTGGCCGCTTGCGCCCCCTGGCGTTCCGGAGCCGCCAGACCCGGACGAACCTACCAGCGAATACAGGGTGTTGATGTCGTTATAGGCAGCAATGAAGTTGTTGCGAATCGGCGCAGACTGAAGCGGAGCGCCTTGCACCGGGATCGTCGTGTTGATCGTGCTCTGCGCGGCGCGCGCCGCAGTAGTCGAGAGAAGGAGAAGAGCGAGCGTTTGAAGAAGTTTTTTCATTTAGTTCTTGATGCAGAAGAGGAGGGCGCGGTTAACAGGACGTGTTTCGGAAGCTCCAGTGTACGACGATGTTACAGTGATGCCTGTATACGCCAAATTCGTAATTGCTCCCGACCCATAGTATGGCGTGTCTGGGGTTCCAGCGTTTCCAGCGTGCGCGCCCCAACTAGATAAAGGAACGCTGTGATAGTGTCCTGGGTCTGTTACCACAGACGTAACCGAATGACTCTTGATCGCATCCGTCTGTGTGGACCCGAATGCGCGGCCAGGATCAACCCCCGCGCCGTCGTCAAAGCCGCGTGGAAAATATCCACGCATATCGGCCACGTTGAATGTCGTAGAACCGTCACCAGAGCCAAAGGTCGTACCGATCACGGCGAAGAGAGCCGAGTAAGTCGTGCGGCTGATAGCTTGCCCATTGAGATATGTCCACCCAGAGGGACAGCTTGTGGAACCCCACATGATAATCGCGCCAGTTGGAGCGCCAGCGGACTGGTAGGTCGGGTCGGAGGACGGACCGTTTGAAGTCAAAACTTGACCCGCCGTTCCTGCACTCGTTACGTTTACGGCAGAAGATCCGTTGCCGATGACAACGCCATGCGCCGCCAAGGTTGTAACGCCAGTGCCGCCAGCCGAAACGCCGAGCGTTGTTCCTGTGGAATTGGTCGCCGAGGATGTGAAGCTGAACGTACCATTGGCTGTCGCGTTAGAAAGCAACGTGAGGTAAACAGTATTGCCTGCTGCAAGACTGGTGACAACGTTCGTGCTTCCATCCTGCGCGACGATCTGGAAAGCGTTGCTGCCAGCGTTGTTGACGGTCAGAATGCCACCAGGAACCATGCTTGCTGTGGCATTCATGGCGGGGAGGATCAGCTTCAAACCACTATTCGACATCGTGATATTCTGCGTTGACGAAAGCGGGTTCGTCAGCGTGATATTCGAGCCGGAAGTCTGGCTGTTGACAGCAATCGTGCGGCCACCGGCCACCGTCCACAGATCGGTGTCGATCGTGTTGAAGATCGTATTAAGGAGCGTACCCCAGACGTTCTGCGACGCTCCGACAGTCGGGGTCACGAAACCGTAATGGGTAGTCGTGGCCGCCCACGATACTGAGGTAACCAGAAGGAGGGCGGTGGCGAGAGCGAGAAGAAACCGTTTCTTCATGACTTTTTCCTCATGGCTTCGAGCGCGGGATATGATACCGGCTTTTTAACGACTTTTCCAGCGTGGGTTTTGATGCGACCGCCTCTGGCTTCTCCTGGAAGTGGTCGGTTAGCAATGAAATCGTAAGCTTGTTGCGCCTTCCCGCGAGCAAGATAGGTCTGAAGCGCTCTCGCTCCCGTTCCCACAACCGCTAAAGGCGCACCCGCAGCAGCCGCGCCGCTGGTGCCCCCGAATAGCGCTCCAACTCCTCCCGCGGCCCCGCTAAGCATAGCAGGGAGGACTGTATTGCCTGTTCCGGATTTATCAAATCCGAATCCGGCCTTGCCGAAAGCCTTGAAAATATTTTCAGCAACCCCGGTATCGGCAGCTCTCTTAATCATGCTTTTTTCAGCTTGGTTATACCCCGCCCGCTGAAAGTCTTTACTGTTCATATAATTCGACATGAGGGCCTTAATACGGTTCGGGTTTCCATTCGCCCGCATCAGAACTTCGGCTATGTCTTCCGCGCGGGACGCGCGCGCATAAGCAGCCGTTCCCTTCTGCAAAAGGTTCAAGGCTTCCGGGGTTCCGTTAACCAGATCAGCTTGAGAAATCGGACCGTAAACCTGGTCGTTGATCGCCCGGCGCACTGCGCCAGCTGACACGCCATCTTCTGTAGCACCAATTCTTGATAAAAGAGTTCGATATTGGTGAAGCGTATCGAGATCTATTGACCCGTTTTGGTCTACGACTTCATTTAGCTTTTTCACGATCCCTAAAGTTTTTGGGTTCATTTCTGGAATGAATTTCGGGTTATTAACCGCATTGTTAACAGCATCCTTGATCGCAGCCGATCGCATAGGGCCGAAAACAGCACCATTATCTCTCATCTGATTGAAGAGGGCTCCTGCTGCTGATCTATCATCCGCAGCCATTTCTTTAAGCATCGCCGCATCTGGAGCGCGAAGACCAGCCCAGACTGTCTTCGCCCCTTCGCCAACGGGAGCGAGGGTTTTTCTTGCTTGTTTCCCGGCAGCGCTCAAGGTATCCGCCGCAACTTCAGGAACGTTCCGAGCAGCAGAAGCTGCCGAAGTCGGGGACATCATGGCTAAAGCCCCTAGTTCGTCAGTTGAAAGGGGGGCCAGCGGGCCTCCTCGTTCATTTTCATCTTCAACAGGGTAAAACCCTGCACTTCGGTTCATTAACTCTACTGCACCCCGGCCCGCCGATCTGATCGGCTCCGGCCACGCGAGAGAAGTTTCTCCTGTTGCTTCGTTCCGGGAAAATGGAAGAATTGCCCCGTAGTAAGTGCCGGGTTTATCCTGAAACATCTCAGGAACTTGCAGGGGAGTGCTATCCTTTTGGTTGACAGAAGGGTATGTTTGTGCTTGACTAGCATCAAACTGGTCGAAGAAATTAGGAGGCGTATTTTGAGTACCGTTGACCTGATCTGGTGGGGTTTCCTGATTGTCATGGCCGCTCGCGGGCTGCCCTGATAAAGGAGCTTCAGTATCAAATTGATCGAAGAAATTTTCCATTACTGGCCCCCGATAAAGCCCGCAGCGGGTACTCCGTATTTCTTTTCGAACATCGGCGCGAGCGAAGGATCCTTGCGAAGCGCTTCGATAGCTGCGGCTGGCGGGGGAGCCGCATCCGAACTCACATTTGAGTTAACTGGATGCGAATACTTCGCCATGATCTCCTGGGCGGCTGGCGACAAGTTCACGCGCTGGGCGAAATCGTTTAGACCAGTACCGGCTTGGTATCCGCGCTCAAGACCTTGCATCTGGCCTGCCATATATTTTTCGTACTCGTTCAGACCACCGAGCGCCTGGTTGAGACTGGCCCCCGTCCCAAGGCCTTTCTTGAAGGCTTCACGGTCAGCCAGCGCGCCGCCGCCAGCGATGATCGCCTTTGCCAACTCGTCGCCGAGAATGTTCTGGCCAATCTCCGCATTGGTCGGCTCCGCATAACCAGCTTGCCGCGCCACTGCGTTCACAGCAGTATTGTATGCGCGGACATCGTGATTGTTAAGCGCCTCCACGGCTTCGCGCATCGTCTGGATGTGTTCCATCGCCACGTTCTGCGCGCGAACGGTCATGGCTGTTTTGCTGTTCGGGTTCACAAACTGCTGAATGGTCGTATAGCGTGTCGCCGCGTGCGTGGCGAAATTTGGATCGGCTTGTTGCGCAGCGGTCCAGGCGGCGATCACCGTGGGATTCCGGGTTGCCATGCCTGTTGGGGGTGCCATCATCCCGCTCGCGTAACCCTTTGAGAGAGCCGCGATTTGTGGGGGGATCAACTGCAAATAATTCTCGCCGGTAACCGGCTTTCCTTCTGTGTCCGTGGGCGGGCTGTAGATGTTTGCCACCGAACGGCCAGATTGGCCCCCGGAAGTAACTCCCGCAGGGTCACGAACCTCATTCGTTGTGGGATTGATCAGATACTCGTTGCCGAGCGCATCCTTAATCGGTACCCACTTGCCCTGCTCGACTTGTTTGCTGCGCAGGGCGAGTTCGCCCTTCTGGTACGCAGCCTGATCCTGACGATATTGCGCATTCGTATCCGCGTTCTTCTGGTCGATAGCCAGACGATCACGATGCTCCTTCGCCTCTTCCATCATCTTGTCAGCGGCTTGGTTGACGCTATCAACATGCTGTCTCTGCTGGGCATAATTTTGCAATCCAGCGAGAGCGCCTTCGGCAAGGTTCTGGCCGAAATATGGAGATCTCCCCGCAGCCATACTGAACCCAGCGGTAGCCAAGGCAAGCCATGGATCAACTTTTTCACGTTCCGGCTGCGGCAAATCCTGCGTACCTTTTTCCGGACTCTTGGCAGGAGGCTGATATGCGGGCGGAGCTGGCATCTGGTCTTGAACGCTCGGAGACGGTGCTTGGCCCTGCGTTCCGAATGCCGCTGTTTGATCCGGAACGCCGGAAGCCGGAGTCTGCTCCGGAGCAGAATCTTGCGGCGCATACGAGCCTAAACCGCCTTTTTCTCCCGGCGGAAGTAGTGCCATCGCGGAGACAAGGGGGGTATCTACAGGCTGTGAATTTTCCGATGCTATATCATTTTGAACATCGACGAACCGTTGCAGGTCATCAGAAGACGGCGGCTTAGGTGCTGACCCCGATACCTGGATGCCGTTATCGGTTGAGACATCATCAGCCAAACCACCATCCGCGAACATGCCGCCAAAGCCGCCGGGGGCAACACGCCCACCAGCCGCCAAGATGCTGCTAAGAGCTTGCTTGCCAACGCCGTCCCCGCCAGTCGCTCCCCCATCAAGTTTGCTCAGAAGAGAGACAGCCGTATCTCCCGCCATCGGGTACCCGAAGAACGCGCCGACAACATCACCAATCCCGCTCAGCACGTCAGGGAGAACATCGCCCCCGACTTTATAGCGCCGGGGGATAGCTCCACCCCGTTTCCACAAGCTTCCGATACTGGACAAATCGAATCCGTTGCTACCCATGAAATCGGCGGCATTCGAAGCCGATGCCGCAGCATTCTCACCTGTCAAGCTGTCGATAGCTGAATTACTGAGATCTGCTGTGCCATCCGGCGAAATCCCACCGATCCCACTCGCGCTGCTTGGAGAAAGCCCGGAATCTGTGCCGAGGAACGAACCGAGTTTCTTAAGCCCCTTCACGGCGCTCGCAATCTGCGCAATGTTAGCTGCTTGCGAACCAGATGAACTGTTCCCGACGCTGCCGCTCGCCGGGGTTTGAGGTGCATGACCAACAGCGGCTTGCGTAATAGGGACGTAAGACACAGAGAGATCCGGGATGGACACCGCACCGAGACCCCCGCCGGCGGCGTAGCCCCCCAGCGCGCCCCCTGCAGCGTATCGACGCGGGCGGATCCGACCCCCGCGTTTGGCGAGGCTACCAAGAATACCAAGGCCGCCGAACAAATTACCAAAGACAGAGCTTCCGGTATTGTAGCTTGGGGTGGTGGTCGTCGTTGATGTTCCGCTGCTTCCTGCCGTACTGCCAAGTCCTTCCGCAATATTCGCGTAGTATTGCGCAGTCTGGAATGGGTTTGCCTGCTGCTGTAAGAACTGCTCGTAAGGAACGTTGAGTTCCGCTTGATTTTGCGCTTGCTGGAGCGTACCGGATTGAAGCTGAGCGGCGGCACCGGATAAAGTCGAACTCAATGCCTCGCTGCCGAGATTGCCAAGAGCGTAAGCCCCGTTCTGCGCTAGTTGCGCATTGGTGGCATTCGCGCCAAGTTGAGCTTGTTGCTGCTGGTTAAACTCTTGGAGAGCCTGGTTATACCCGGTATTCAGGATGTTGGCGTTAGTGCTGTTATTCGCCAAAGCCTGCTGCCCGGCCAAAGCTGCTTGCGCAACGCCAGCGCGGTCACCGCCCCAAGCTCCGCTCGAAATTATGTTGCCTTTGAGAGCTTCTTGTTGCTGCGCATCCTGGTTCTGCTCCAGAGCGATCTGCGCATTCAGAACCTGCTGCGTATATGGATTGGAATACTGGCTAATCGCGTCCGGACTGAACTGCTGGACGCCATTCCATAAGTTAGCAGTGCTTCCGCTAATGAGATTAGAAGCCTGATTTATATACGGCTGCGCCATCCCTTGCGCGTTGGCAATCGTACCGAATGCCTGAGTTTGATCTGGAGTAAGCCCAGCAACAGTCTGGCCTTGGTATTGCTGTAGCGGCGCGCTGGACGCGGCGTCTGCCTTACCGAGGGCCGCGCTGTATGCATCGAGAAATTGTTGTGGAATCTGGCTTGACTGTACGGTCGTTGAAGTGCCGCCGCTTGACCCTTTGCCGTGGCAAATCAGAGGATTCGAATAATCGAACCCTTCGAACTCACCTGTAATGACATTGAAATCATCATGAATGGATCTACGAGGACGGAGGAAGCCTACATGCGTCATCCCATCTCCGAAAGCAGGCCGTCAATGTGGCCTGTGTTATGCACAAATACCGCCCCACACATTTTAACTTGCCGCTGGTAAAGGCGGATCTTTCCTTCCAGCCGCTGCGTCGAGAGGATGCCCATCAACAGCGGAACTTCGCAGAACTCGGCAAACCACTTCGCAAACTCGATCAGATTACGAGCGTGGCCTTTCCAGGCAAGACGGTGATCGGGGTGGACGAAGTTCGAGAGTTCTTCAAGATGATAGGCATCGCTGTACCAGTATTGGGCGAAAACTGCAATCAAATAGCCTTCCAGCGCTCCGGGAGGCCCGACGATGGCGATCATACCCCGGCGGTCTTTCATGTTCTCCACGGTGCATTTACGGATTGTTTCGAGCATCTTCCGCTCGTTTAGCGGGAAAATGGGCTGCTCCTTAAAAGCTTCCCGCATGAGGCGCATGATCTCGTCCTCATCCGCTATCGTCGCAAAGCGCACATTCGCAGGGCGTTCCGTCATTTTTTCGGCCCCGGAAGTTTGCCAAGCGTCGCGACATTGGCCGCGCGGGCCTTCCGGACGAAAGCGTCCAGTGCGGCATGGCCTTGTTCAAGATTACCGAACTTCTTCTCAATCGTTTGCGGATAGTAGATCATCTCCCCGCCCGCCACGACGATCGGCACAAGCTCCGGCTGCTTCGCGCCCGTCTGGCCCCCTTTGGCGAATTTCATCCTGGGAGGGTGAACGCCCTTTCCCTTACCCATACCCCCGCTAATGCCAAACGGGTTTGAATGCATAATGCGATCCATCACACCCGCACCCGCGAGCGTATTGCCCTCCGCCAGGCCAGAAGTCACATCGGCTGGAATAACATAAGACCCCGCTGGAACGCTGATATTATGGATGTCCGTCCGGCCAGCGCCCATGGATCTGACCAGTCCTTCCGGATGCAGGATATTACGCGATTCCGCGCGTGCATACCACGGGGTTAAATTGTTCGTCATTGCGTTGATACCCGCACTTTCAAAGTTCCGGAAGCCAGATCGACAGGAGAACCTGTCAAGTTAGACAGCACGACCGTTACAGTATCCGCCGCAGACACGTAGCCTTCGAGCGTTACTCCCTGCAAGTCGAGACTGAAAGCCGCCTGAACGAAATTCCCAAGAGCCGCCCCGACGACTGAAACACTCGTGGTTGTTGACGCCCCGCTTGATACGCTCGGAGGATCCCATGTCTTCGATCCCGTAAGCGCAGGCGGAAAAGCCGCCGCAAGCGTTGTGTTAAGCGTCTTGATGTTTGTGGCAATAAGATTCTGCGCTTGAACAGCGTTCTGGATGGCGGCTACGAGAGTTTGCAGATTGATCTGCTGGCCGGGAGCGCTGGAGCCGTCCATCAATCACCTTCGAGTAGGCCGTCACTATACCACGGGCTTTTCTCAGCGTCTACCAGCAGACTGCCCAAAATTTAGGCATTCGCCCAACCGCCAGAAAGTCCCCAGATCACTACTACCGACTTTCACCGAAACAAGCCTTCCCCTGCCCCGGATAATCAGCCATTTCTTCGCCGCCGTATAGCTCAGTGGGCCGATTGTTCGAACGGGGCCGTTAGGATAATTCTGAAAGAAGAAAGTGAAATTCAACGTAGCATCGTTTTCCAGAATGGCATCCGGGATCATACGCTCAAGAAATGTGTACTCCTGCCCGGACGCTATCTTCATGAACCCGCTCTGAGCGTAGCTCACCATTGCCTGGCCGTCGGCATCGGAACCGTTTTCATGCTGCTGGATGAGAGCATCGCCGTCGACGCCAAGGGGGTTCAGAAGTGCGGACTGGTCGAGCCATGCTGTACGAACGAGCGCCCCCGGCGGGTCGAACGTCCAGACATTTTCGATGGCGTTGAAGGTAACCCGCGCGTCATTCTCCCCGTCGCCATCGAGCGAGGGGTAGCACCACGACATCTCATTAAAGAAGCTATTCGGACACGCGATGACCTTAGCGGCCTGGAACTGGTTGAGGTTCTTGAAGACTTTATCCCAGACAGGACACGGAAGAGCTTGAACAGAGTTCCCGTCATAGACGAAGAACCCGTTATAGCTCATCCAGTAAACTTTACCCGCGAGAACACCCCTCGCGTTCTGACCGATCAGACCGCAACCCTGCCCAATCTCGATGAAGCCGTAAACCAGCGGGTATCCGATATACTGCATCAGCCATAAGCCAACATCGGTCCAGATCAGGCCTGTCTGGGGCCCTTGAATACCGCCAACAATTCTCGCCCCGCGTGGAATACGGAAGCTCCCGGCCTGGTTCGTTACGCTTGCAGTCCAGTCTGTGTTGTCCGCAACGCTAGACCACCGAACGAGCATCTGATCGGTATCCGTGCTCGTGCCATACGAAGCCCCAAGCGCGACAACTTGCTGCTGGGGCGTAGCTGTGAAGATATTCGCGCTGATATTGGCTGGCGCTGTCGCAATTAGCGTCGCGGGATTATCGAGAAGTCCATTCTCGGAAATCCATGTATAGATCGAGCCGTTCGTGTACGAAGCGACAACATCCGTGCCCCAATATCCGAAGCTCCATAACCGGGCTTGCTTGAACGCATTCGTCGCCCCAACGCTATAGATGCCTGAGCCATAATCTCCCGCTCCGTAAATTCCGGAGATACCCTGGCTGTCCCGCGCGCCAGAAGGGAGCAGATACTGGAAGGTAACATCACCCCCGTTCTCTGATCCACTGGTTGTCGCGCTCGCGGGGGTGGCTGAGATCGTTAGCGTATTCGCATCCGGGACTGTTAACGCGCTATACGTTCCGAAAAGCGTGATCCCGCCCACCGTCGTAGAAACGTAAACGGTATAGGTCTGCCCTACGCTTAAACCGTGGTTGTTAAGCGTTACTGTGACTGTGGAAGAGAGATTCGTTGTGTTAAAGAGCGCCGCAGCACCCGCATTGTTAACAGTAGAGGTGGCCGCAACAGGGACAACGATGTCGTAATTGTTCGCATCTATAACGTTGGTAATTTCATACGGACCTTGCAAAACGATCCCACCGACTGAAATCGGGTTCTCGATGGTAACATAATTCCCAACGTCAGCCGCATGCGCAGTCTCAGTCACCTTGACTGTGGTGGATGAGGCGACAGTCGAGAAGGAAGGAGTAACGGTATCTGTACTCGTGATCGGGGTGATGTTGTAGATCAAGCCGGAAAAGTACAAGTCCAGCGCTTTCTCCGTACCGAGAATAAGATACTGGTTGGAAGAGAAATCTTCCCATGCCAGCATGGCGCGCGCTGTACCGAGAAGAGCATTACTGGTAAGGCGCACCCAGCCGCCGAGTTTCTGAAGGTATCCCTGAAAGAAACGCACAAATTGCGAAAGCGACCACTGCCCCTCGTTGAGCATGGGCGTCGCGTCTGCATTAACTCCAGGGCGAAGGATGAGCTTTTCTACTGGCATTCGCTACATCCTCGGCGGTTGTGCCTGCGGGGTTTCGGAGAACGGTGCCCAGCCGACACCTTGCCCCTTACGCCGCTGTTCTTCCTGTAAGGCAGAAGCGAGCTGGGTTGCGTACATGTCTTTCCATGACACGGCCAAGCGGGGGTCGTCGCTCTGCTGACCGTAATCGCGCTGCCATCCGGCGAGGAAAACCATGCAAGCGGCCACCAGGAGCTGAGGGTATGTGTTCCCGATATAAGTCGTGGGATTGCTCGCGCTCATCGGGTTGGGTCGGAAAGTTCCAGTCAGTTCGACCGTATAGTTCTGGTCGGGAGTTGGCTTTACTGCGATCGAGGCGTCGTCAATCATAGCCCACGCCGGATCGTTTCCGTCCGGGGAAGCCGTCTGGCTCTCCTGCGGCCACGTGCTGTCGATATAGTCAAGCGAGACAGGTTCGAATTGAACGCGCTTTCCGGCGGACGGAGCTGCTCCCGCTGGCGTAATCGCCGCCACGCCTTGTAAGACCATAATCGTGCTGGGCGAAGTCGGCAGCGTAAACGTCCGGCTTCCCGCGGTGAAGGCAGAACCGGAGTTGACGGTGCGCGTATTCAGAAAATCCATGCTGAGATAAATACGTTGTTCAGCATCCTGAATGGCAGTTGGCAAAATCGTTACGAAATCCGCTTCATTCTCGTCCAGCACGAGAAGTTGCGCCAGCGCGGTGACGAGCATCGAATATGTCATAGGCGTAGCGGTCATAGCGTTGACACTCCGTTATTAATGCCGGATCCATTCGCGTCCCAGTCCAGTCCGCTATCCCAGTATTCGCTCTCGCCGTCCCAAATCTGCGGGCCGCCTTCGCTGATCGCAAATTGCTCTGCGCGCGGCTGGCTGACCGGTGGTGGGTCAGGTGGGATGTAGAGAGGTCTGTCATTCTGGAAAGGAATATCAAGACATACGGGGCAAACCCGGAGCTGGATATTGACCAGATCGTTTCCGCGCCACGCATGCTGCCAGACAAGATCCGGCAAGTTGTGCCAGATCCCACACCTGTCGCAGACGCCGAACGCCTGCGGGTTTTTCGGATCGACTCGCGCTCGACCTGTGTGAGACAAGTAGCTCACTGGAAGTACGCTCCCACGTTAGGTGTAATGAACATCTGAACGCGCTCGCGATCTTCCTGCGCAGCCTCCGCCCACGCGATCCCCGCATCGAGCTTTAGGCTATCGTGGAGGGCTGGCGCGTATTTCCGTGATAGTCGTGCGGCCATATCCGCGCACAAGGCTTCAAGAAAGCGATACGGCACGTCCGCAGTCTGGCCGCCCTGCGCAGCAGCATCTTGGATGCGCCGCATACGATAGTAGAAGAATACATAGGGGCCGCCGTCATCGGGAACATACCACAACGATACGTTCGGGATTGGAGACTGGCGATCAAACCAGAATACGGAAGGGGAACCTTGCTGCAACTTGTTCGGTTGCGCGGCGTAGTCCGAACGACTGATCGAGTTCATCATGCGGTCTTGTGGATCGCCTGAGTTCAACTGCGTCAGAATAACTTGAATGCCGCCATTCTCTGTTTGGCTATCAGTTGCGAGCGCAGTGTCGCCGTACACGAAAGTGAAATGGTTCGCGTCAGAAACTGTCGTCACAACGTAAGAACCTGTCAGAAGCAAGCCGCCTACGCTCGTAGCCTCTTCAACAGTAAAAGTATCGCCTGCTACAAGGCCATGAGCAGCAAGCGTTACCGTAACCGTGCCGAGGCCGGAAACTGTGGCGAAAACAGGGAGTGAACCGCTATTGTTCACAGTCGCCGTCGCGCTCGCGGCTGCGTTGATCGTAAATTGGTTCGTATTCGAAACCGTTACGACCTGATACAGCCCTTGGACCACGATGCCGCCGATTGCAGTCGGCATGACGACATTGATCCAGTTGCCCGATACAAGTTGGTGGTTCGTAATGTTAACCGTCACCACGGCAGAGCCGTTCACGGTCGAGAAATTGGGAGATCCATTTACCGTGGTCTGCAAGCTGTATGTTTCGAGATACGCATCCAGAACATTGACGGTGTTCGAAGGTAGCGTATATGTCGCTACGCCCTGCGAGAGAGGAACCGCTTGCAGATCGACCTGCCAGAGATTCACGCCACGGTTGGACCACGTGGCGAGGGCCAGATTAAGCGAGCGAGTGGCGGAGATGAAATGTTCACGAGTGAGGGCGGTCGGATGGATACCACAGCGCGCGAAGGCCTCGGTGACGATGCCTGCGTTGTCGAGTGTCCAGTCGTATGTGCCGGAAGTTGCTCCTGCCACATTAACCCCCTACAGCCCCTTGTACGGGTTCAGGGCTTAACCGTGGTTCCAGTGCTTTGCGTTTTCCGCGAACGTCGCCCGCTTCCGTATGGCGGGGTCTTTCGAGTGCTTGGCCTTTTCCAGCTTTTCGGCTGGAATCTTCTTTCCGGCCTTCACGCCGAGATTCTTACGCAAAAGACCTTCATGCGAAGGTTTGATGTGGATGCCACCGCCTCGCGCACATTTATCCGCACGGACAGCGGCTTTCTTTCCTTCGAAAGAACCTTCGCGGGTCTTTGCGCGCGGAGCTTTAGAGGCGACTCCAACAACCGCCTCTTTCGGCTCTTGCGCATGTTTTCCTTTGCGACCTTTCATGGCCTAGTCGTCTTCCTTATCGACTTCGGGCTTGGAAGGTTCTTTGGTCTTGCCCGCGCCGCTTAATGGAGATGAAGCAGACATTCCCGCCGCAGAAATCACTTTCTTCGCGGCCCCACCGCGAGCAAATTTATCCGCGCGATGATGCGGAGCTTTGCCTTTAATCTTCCCGCCATGCTTCTTGCCTTTGGCTTTACCGCCGCACTTGTAAGCAGCGCCTTCCTTGAGTTCTTTCTTTTCTCCGGCCATATCGGCGTCTTCTTTGATCTTGCCGCCGGTCGCTTTACACTTACCGCGCATGGAATCCTCCATTTATGAGATGCTGCAATTCTGCCGCATGATACACATCTTTACTCGTCCGTACCACTATTTTCGTTCCCAGATCTTCTACCAAACGCTCCCCCAGTAATCACGCAAGCGTCTGCGCGTTCGCGTGCCCCAAGAGAAGAAGTATATCGCCTTTTGATGCCGTGGAAGACGCACAATAAAGCTCGCCATCTTCCGTCCATCCGACGACTACGCACTGATTCAATTTGCCCAAAGCCCCGCTCAACACTCTATCCGGGGGTATAGATTTTCTTGTTTCCATGTTCAAAACAACCACATTCTCTTGTGTGTTATCGTTCATGGTTCACCCCTTATAATGCTGCGCAGCCCAAGCCGCTGCTGAAACAAAAGCCGATATGACGCTGGATGCGCCCGCTACGATCCCGACCAGTTTGGTGTTGCTCAGCCGGTTGATCCGGCAGCCTTCAATGTGCGAGACGACGGATTTTAGCTCGTTCGTGTGCAGTTTGACCGCGCTGGTCAGCGTGTCGAGCCGCCCATTCATGGCGGTCATGGCCTTGGCAAGCTCAAGCCTGTCTGACGAGTATTCCGCCCGGTCGCGCTCCTCGCGCTGCATATGATCGTCAAGTTGTTGCTGAATATTGGTAAGAGTGGCCGAGGTTTTGGCAAGGCCGTCCGCAACGGCGTCGAAACGCTGGCGTTCATAGCTATCCATGGTTCCCATTGTCCTCTTTTAATCCGCCAAACGTGTCAGGGGCATACGGCCAATCAGGGATTTCCACTATTTCACCGCGCAGACTGTGGGTGCAGTCGTCCAAGAACTGTATTTTTCCTTCATTAACAAAAGAGTGACAAATATCAGGAGGGTTAATTCTCCCATTACTCCAATGTCTGGTTAGAATGGAAGGACTAAACGTTGGTTTTTCATGGTCGCCGTTGAAAGACCAACAAGGGTGACCTTCTCCTGATATAGGCAGAGAGTGAAACCCATTACACCCAGGGCACTTAAAAATCTTTTTCCCGTCGGTAGTAGTCTTGACTTTAATGCCCATTATTTCCTCCATCGCCGCCCTTGTTCCAGTTGCCGTTTGATTGTCCCTGACTTGCGGGAGGCTTGGGGTCGTTCGGAAATTGTTTATCCGCAGGCGGTGGCAAGGCGGGCTTGTTGCCGACTTCCTTGAGTGCGAAGGCAATCGCCGCGCAGAGCGTCGCGGCGACGATCAGGATGTGCTGCAGCAGCCAGTCCGGAGGAATCTGGCTAGCGACCGAGCCGAAGAACACGCCAAACGCGGCCCACGACGAAGGCTCGCAGACGCGCGCCCATGCCCAATCCATGGCGATGCGATAGATCATGTGATGGCCTCCTCCAGCTTGGCGTTTTCCTCGCTCAGCGCCACGATGCGGGCGCGGAGGTCGGCAATTTTGTCGTCAGAGATTTCCTCGCCGTTGATGAAGGCTTGAATGAGCGCCACAAGGTCGGCGATGAATGCTTCGATTTCCGTGCGCAAGGCCTTGCCGATGCGAACGGCCTCCCCGACGACCACGAGCCCTGTAGAAATCAGAGATAAAATCTCTGCGGCGCTCATATTGATTTTCAGCTCCGTCATGTTGCGCTCCCTTGTTTCAGTGTCTGGATGATGGCGTCGATCTCGGTCAGCGAGAGCAGGCCGTTGGCGCTGTCCAGCGCGGCCTGCAACGCGGCGTATGCCGCTTCAGCCGCCGATTTGTTGCCGTCGCTGGCATCGTGCTTGTAGGTATCGCGTGCAATCCAATAGGTTTTCAGCGCGTTTACGACCAGCTTGCGCGACGCGCCGAGCTTTTGGGCCAGCGCGTGATCGACGCAGAGCGTTGTGCGCTCCGCCGTGCAAGGCCTTTGCAGCACCGCCTTTTCGCTCGACAATGCCGCCAGCGCAGATGTGTCGATGGCAAACTCCGCGTTGTTCGACATCGCCGCGCTGCATCCCGCCAGCGCGGCGAGCAGAAGCAAGGGCAGAAGGATATTTCTCATGTTGTGAGTTCCTTTGGTTTGGGTTTTCTGTACGGTGTCCACGCCGGGCCTTGGGGTTTCAGGTATTCCGCCGTTCGGCCCGTCAGCTCCGCCGCTGTTCCGATAAACGGCCCCACGGCCTCGATATTAGCGGCTTGGTGCGCAGGATTGATCGGCTCGACCGATGCTCCGTCAATGCAATTACCAATCGTCCAGAAGGCAGCGTGCCGCCCCGCTGTGATTTCTCGCGCCCTGATCCAGTAAAGGCCTGTTTGCATGGGAAACTCCGTTAATTGCAGGTTCCGCATGTACCATCCGATGCAACAACAGCCGAGCAATAGCCCAGCACGCCACCAGACTTCCAGCACGTTGCGTGGTTGGTCGAAGAACCGGTTGATGCGGAAATTGTCCCTTGCACAGCCAGCGTGGCGTTAGGCGTCGCCGTACCGATACCAAGGCTACCGGACGCCGTAAGGCGCATTTTTTCAGAGTTATTCAACGTCCAAATTTGAGGAGCAGCGGAAGAAGCTATGCTGCCGCCACCGGGGGACGCTTTAAGCAAAAAAGCCGCTTCGTAGCGTGCCATATCCGCGTATCCAATGCTTGTTGGATGGAGCGTGTCGGACATGAATCCAAGCCCGTTTGCCGTAGTGTAGCTTCCCCACACCGAATAACTGTCTATCAAAGGGATGCTGTTGCTTATTGCCAAATCATACAAGGCGCTTACGTATGAATCTTGTACGGCTTGCGTGGCGTTTCCCGTTGTCGGGTTGTCAGTCTCCAGAATAATATCCGACGTTCCGGCCATCGCTGTGATTATCGTCTGTAACGATGTTTTGTAAGACGTGATGTGCCCTGCCCCGGCTGTGGCGTCGTTAATTCCTGCCTTGATAATGACTAAATCAGGAGCAAGGGCGAGAAGCGTATCGAGACTGCGCACGTAGTAGCCATTCGAACAAAGGCCTCCCGCCAAGGTGCACGCCCAGTGCGCGGCGGCGGAACCCCACCAACCAGCGTCAACGATGTCAATGGCGGGTTGAGTGCTGTCGTATGCAACCATACCTAACATATTCACTCTTCCGACACTGCCGTTATAATTGATCTGGCAAGCATTACTTCCCAACGGTGCCGTGGCAGTCACTGACGTCAGAGTTGTCGAGGATCCACTTTGGTCTATCGTCTGAGGAGTGCCTGATCCGAGAGTCACCGTAGCAGTTGCTCCTGAGGTTCCCGTCCTCTTTCCGTAGAAGACGCAGGTATCAGTTTTGTTGTATGGAGAGAAAACGTACGGAGCACCAGGAGCAGCAGAACTCATCGTGAGTCCTCCGAGTCCGTAATGAGCGGAGAACGTATCCCAAGATCCAATATTGATGCGAGGATCCACAAAATGCCTGCCTCCACTTCCAGACTCACTTTCACCAAAATAACCGCTCTGGTAAGCTGGAATACCGTTAGCCGTCAAAATACTTGCGAGATAGGTGCCTTGATTGGGCCAATTGGCTACGCCGGAGCCATTAATGCCGATGGTCGTGCTGTCCCCGACCCTTACAATCATGCAACGTCCCGCGCCTTTTACGACATTAGCCAGGCATTTTCTGAATTTAGGTAGATATTTTGGATCGAGATTCACGCCGTATGCATTTTGAGCGGCATAGGTAGCTCGTCCCGCTGATTTGCTATATATACGCGTGAAATCAAGCGGAGCTACTTGTTGGGATGTGCTGTAAAATATATCGGTATTTGGCGACAAAACCGCGCTGTATGGCGGAGCAAGCGCAGCGGCTCCTCGCGCCTGTGCCGCTTGAGGCAAGCACAATCCAATCAACAGCATAAACAAGACAAGCATATTTTTCATGATTAGTAGCTCCGCAAAACAAGCTGCAATTTTCTATTTGTTGTCTGGTTGACTGGTGTTCCTGAAGTTCCTGATCTGATTTTTATCATTGTGATCGCGCAGAATGCAGTCGGATCGAGAATGATATACCTAGACGCAGCCGCATCTATCACATATTCCGTTCCTCCAGTAGCAACATTGCCATCGTATATATCGTTCCATGTCGTGCCGCCATCCACGCTCGCTTGGAATGAAATGTCCGCCGCGTCCCATTCCGACGGCATGACGAAGCCGAAAAGCCGGAGGCCACCGAGATTAACAGAGTTAGAAAGCGACGTTCCGGAAGAAATAGTCGCGTTGACCAATTCTTCCGCGCAAGAAATAGTATCCCTAATTGCCATCAAGCACCCCCGCGCGGAACAGCTATCCGCGCTGTCACAGCCCCTGTTCCGCTTGTTATTGTTAAGCGGACCATTGTTAATGGACCGTTAAGAAAATCACTGACGTTGGTAGTTCTCAAGGTGAGATTTGTTTCCGAGAACCAATTCGGATTCGAGGTTGTCATATCATACGCAGGAGCAATGTCGTCGATGCTCTCTTCGATCGTCCAAGTGGCTGTGCCGACTTGCGTGACATCACATCTATGGATGGCAGGGTTCGCAACATAATCGGTAATATAAGGAGCCGTGGACCCTGTAGAAGTTGTTCCGGCAGTCACATTGCCCGCCGTCGCGCCGCTCGCTGCGATCTTGGTGACAGCCAAGAAATCCCGCGTGCTTTGCGCTACGGTAGCATTCGCGCCAGCGAATGTTTCCGTCTGGGGACGGCCATAACGATCTGTTCCGGTAACAGTCCAAGTAATGCCCGAATCGTTGCCGACCGAGGTAATACCGACTCTGCGGGCGACATCGAATGTAGCAACGCCACCAGATACCAAGGAACCGTTAAGGGTCAGGTTCCCGGCTGCGCCGAGCGTCTGGGTTGTCGTGACCCCGTTCGTTACCGCAGCGACCAAGGCAAGAGTGAGAGTTTTAAGTCCAGCTAACATTTACGCCTCTTAAGGCCAAGAACAGACCGCACAAAAACTTGAAACGGCATCCGGCGGCCAACAAGTAGACGAGATACGCAGCTAAGAACTACGCTTGTGTAACGCCGAAATACCCGCTCATCGTTGCGATATTAGCAGGAGTCAGACGCTGGATCATTTGCAAAATCTTTGCGCCATCCGCGACCGATTGCACAGTATAGGTCCCGCGCACGTCGCCCGTGGTGTTCGTGGCCGTGCTTGAGACGGCAGCGACAAAGCCCGCTGACGATGTGACAGGCGATCCTGCCCAGCCCAAGGTCGCCAGAGGAAATTCTGTCTGCGCGATAGGAAACCCGTAAATATCCGCCACACCAACGCTATAATTCTTCGCATCTGTAACACGCGGAGTGACAGAAGAGATAAATTTGAAAGCCTTCTTGCCATTAGTGGTCGTTGAACCCGTCGGGCTTGAGGCCACAGTAACCAACTCGGTCATCGGAACGCCATAAAGATCCCATCCTGTAAGGAGGAAGGCTCCGCCAACAGCTCCCGATGTGGCTGTGATGCTCACAGCGCGAGCGAGATTCTTGGTCGGATCGGCAACTGCGGTAGTCTTGTTGACGCCGAAATAAACGAGAGCCGGAGCTTGGTCGATCGCCAGCTTTCCGCTCGGAATCGTGTTGCCCGTTTGCGGGATCTGCAACGCAGAAGATAAAACAGTGATGCTGGATCCTGAAGTGGAAACCAGCGTCATGTTCGTGCCGCTCGTCACCGCAGCGGCCACGGCGATGCTATTTACCGTAGCTGTTGTAGGCGCCTGGTCGGCTGTCACCATATCGCCCATCATGGCGATAGCGACATCGAGCAGGGCATTATTCTCAGTTCCGCCGCCGCCACGATACCCGAAACGAGGATCTTGCAGCATCACGCCGCCAAAGAAAATACTCGGAGCAGGAGTATCTCCGCTGACGGGGATAGCCGTGCGATTCGCGGGCAGCGCCGGAGTGTTGTTAAGTCCGGCGTTGATCGGGCCTGTGAAATGTGTAAGCGCCATGAATTTATCCTCGTACTACGAAGTCGGGAAGGATCCCCAGATACCGCGCGGACCATCATAGCCAAAGCTATAACGCTCGTACCCTTTAACCAGAAGGTTATCGGTCACGAAGTCAACATGCATACCGGTTTCGAAAGCGACACGCTCAAGGTATAACAAACCCTCATCGGCAGTCGTCAACATGAACCATGCGTATGGCGAGGTCAGGAAGTCCAGAGACTCGTAGCCTTCGCGCAGCCCGTTCGTGACTAGCAAAGCATTGATGTCGTTGTCCGCCGTGCCGGGACGCAGCTCGGTCTTGGTGAGACGAGCAGCTACGTATTCCAACTGGATCGGAACCAGCAGCTTGCGGCCACGGGACAGATACTTCAGCCCTGCGTTGTCCAAGAACTGACGGATCTGGATAAGACCGGAGTAGATCGCGGCCTCGTTGAGGTCTACATCCGTGCTCGGACGATTACCGAAAGTCGCGCCGTCAACCGGGTGGTTAGTAGCGCAAAGAGCCACGCCGTCGCCAGCAATCGAAGCATTAAACGTGGTTGCCGTGTTCAAGACGTTCGCAGCCAGGATTTCCTTGGTCTGGTTAAATGAACGCTGCAAACCGAGATTCGAAGGTTGGAACTGCTGCTTGTAGAGGTTGTCGTCAATCGCCTTACGCGTAATAGCGTAGCCGAGCGCGACTTCGTTGTGGATCTGGTTGTAGATGAAACGGTCGCCGGCGGCGTTATCGAATGCCGTGGGAGCGCCTTCATTCTTCAGCTCCGCAAGGCCAAGGAAGCGCATCGAGCTTGTACGCTCAACCGCCATCTTCGACTTGCCCTGCTGGGCGTAGTATTTCGTCCACTGCGTGGGGATCTCCGGATATTTACCCGTGATCTTGCGCAAGCCGGGGAGCAATTCATTACGAATTTGACCAAGTGCTACAGGCATGTGTTACTCCTCGTTATACGCCAGTGCGGCTGTTGAAGTCAGAAGCGTTCAGGATGACTTCCACTGTGTTAAAGGACGCAGTGTTGTCGTTCGATACGCCTGCGCCCAGACCGACAATCCGGAATTGGAACGCACTGTTCGTAGAAACTGTCGCGGGATCGAGCGCTGCGGTCGAAATACCTGTGTAGGTATTCGGAGCGCCATTCCCTGTGAAGGTGGCATTAAGTCCAACTTGGGGCGTGGTGATCGCCGCACCGTTCGACTGGACCTCGAAAACCTGATCTACGTCCGAGATGGTGAAAACCTGAAAATCACCGTTGGTGGACTGATTTCCCGGCAGATAATTGGTAAAGCGCCATTGCTGACCGACCGTATCGTAATACTGAGCGGTCTGGAAAATACCTTGCGCCTGCGTAGCCGTAGAAGCGCAGGTGCTGATGTAGCCAGTGGCGAGTGATTGCATGACATCGCCGAAACCAGCGATGAAGGTTGCGGCCTGTGCGGCAAGGCGCGACGGCATCATGGCGTAATTGGGAGCAGAGCCGTTGATAAGACGGGTGGGGCGGTAGCCAAAGGGCGCTTGCGTATTGGACATATGCCAAAATCTCCGTTCTAAGCGGAAATCTTGGCGACGCGCCTTCGATTTTTTCGCAGATTTATCTTGCTGAGTTTGTCCGACGCGGACTGCAAGATTGTGCTTACAGTATTCGTGCTAAAAATTTTTGTCAATAATGTTATTGCAAAAAAGACCGAAGAGGTTTTCTCCGGTCTTTCTATCTTCCAGTATCCTCTATTTTTTAACTTCTACTCGACAGGAAGACCCCGTTCATATGTGCGCTTTACCGACACCAGCGGCGTGCCGTCCGGCTTCGTGCGAGGAGCTTCGCCTTCCTTTGTGCGCGTGAGCGAAGCCAGGTGGCCTTTCACTCTATCCTCGGCGACCTGCCGATCTTCCGCGCGCGCTTCATCAGTGAGAATCTGAGGACGGACCATCAGAATTTGTCCGCGTTTCTCGAAGGTATCTTTTGTCCAGTTCTTCGACATCAGGACTTTGAAATCAGGAAAATCCTTCAAGCTAAGCGGCTCCCAGCCATTTTCCTGCAAGGCGATGTGGTAATCAGGTTCTTCTTCCTGGCCGAAGTAAGTCAGACGCTTGAACTCTGCGGACAGCCCGCGCTCGCGGAGCTGATCGAGCAAATGCTCAGGAATATAGAAATGATCTTCGCTGCGCGACCCAGCCTTTCGTTTCCGTACGGGCTGATTGCGGAGCGCGGACGAGCGCATTCCCGGAGCCGTTGCCGGGCGAGCCGCTTGCGGAACGCGCGGATTCTTGCGCTCGGATGCTTCATCAACCAAATCGTTATCTTCCGGTGCCATGGTTTTCTCCTTGAGTGAGGGCTAAGACAATGCTGCGAAATAGCGCATCTTTTTGCTGCTGGTGAAAGGGGAGCTGCTCGTAAGGCACAAGACACGGATGCTCCTTGGCCTCTTCGTTCTTCTCCGGGCCGTAACGCCAGCCTTCAGCTTTCTTTCGCTTCGCCCATGATTCGTGCAGGAAGGAATCAGTCGCCTCCGGGTTCTGCATGAGCAAAATGACGCCCGCGAGCGCAGATTGCTGCTGCGACCACGAAGCGCCTTCCCAAGGCTTTTGCGAAGAATCGCCCAACTCCCGGCAATACCGCCTGTTCGCCTCGTGGCAGATGGCTGCGATAGCTTCTGGCGTCATTGCGCACCCTTCTCTTTGGCTTCTTCCTCAAGACGCATATTGGCGTATTCACGCGGGTCGTCAAAACCCTGATCTTCCGCTGCCTGAACCCAGTCCGCCGGAATGCGAAAACCACGCGGAATAAACGGATACTTCGTGTTCGGTCCCGAAGCGGAAGAAGCCGTTCCTGCTCCGGTCTTCTGCGGAGCCGCCGCGATGGAAGCCGTAGCTTCCTTGTTAGACGCCGCCCCGGAGACTGGATCTTTCTCCTGCATGAAGCCCGCCTCTTTCAGCGCATCTTCGATGTAGCTGAAATACTCTGGGCTATCCTGCTCATGGCCTTCTTCGCGGGCTTCCTGCGCGGCTACCTTGGCGATACGCGCAAACTTCTTGTTGGTGTTGAACTCATCATGCTGGCGGATCCACGCCTGCTCTTTCTTCGTGTATGGAGACTGCGGATCAGCAGTAGCCTGCTTCTCCATTTCCTTCTTGCGATTATCCTTCCAGACAGCGAAGTTCTTCTTGTCCCACTCCGCCACGTTCAACTCATAGCGAGCGTTGGTCATTGCATCCTGCAAATCGACCTCAGCATCGGTGTCGCCAGCTTGGCGAGCTGTTTTCAACTGCTGCTTGATGCTCTCAAGATTCGTTTTCGCCTTCGAGATATTGCTCTCAATCTCATTCTCACGCGTTACGATCTGTTTCTCGACGGCGTCGTTTGCGCGAACGGAAGCCGAAGAAGCAAGCTTCTCAGCTTCGGCGGCGCGAGCTGCCGTAGCGCGATGCGCAGCCCGTTCTTTTTCAAGCTGTGCGCGGAGCGCGGCAGCTTCCGCCAGCGGATCAGACTTCTTGTCTTCTGCGGAGGGCAGACCCGCCTTCTCCTTGTCTTCAGGAAGCCCGATAGCGCCTTCATCTGTTTCAAGCGTAATGCCATCGTCCTCTCCCGTTTCGGGAAGTGCAGGCTTCTTGTCGTCTTCAAGAATGGTTTTCACTGTGCGTGGCATGAGATTCTCCCTGATGGTTGACTGTTATATTGGTGTCATAAGCAAATTTAGCAAGTGGGTATCCCATTCACGCGCGCGCTTCGCCCACGTGAACTCCGAGTTAACGTATTGAACTTGTTTCCACATCTGCTCCGCCCATTTTTCCGGTTGGGAGCGGAAAAAGGTGATGTTTTTCCGCAAGGTGGCCGTGTAATCGTCAAGTGTCGTCGTCGCATACGGTAACGATTCCACGAACTCGGTCGGCTCATGCGCCACGGTAGTTGTAATGACCTTTAACCCCATAGCCATCGCTTCGAGAATGGCGATCGAATGACATTCCGTAAAAATCGAAGGGTAAACCAGAAAAGCCACCGGGCGCAAAACAGCAGCCAGCTCACTCTGGCCCTTCGAACCATGAAGAGTAATGCAGTCATTCGCTTTGAGCTTCGCATACATCGCCTCGTAATCGCCGTCATCGCCTTGATAAACCTGCATCGACGAATAAACGTCGATTGGAAGTTCTTTTATGGATGCTAAAACGGCAAGCCCCCGATACGGCGTGCTAGTATAGGCCCCCCGGCAGCGTTTCGCCTCTAAAATATCCTGAGCGCTCCTGAACCTATCCGCGAAACAAGGGGAGATCGCGTTCTGGATCACAGAACCATTCACGTCTTTGCCGGATTCAAGAAAAGCCTTGCGCTGGGAATCCGATACATAAACGATCTTGTCGATCGGCGCTCGATACTTGGCCTCAAACAAATGCGCCATCGCGGGTTGATCCGGGCGCATATGGTTCCAGAGCACGATCTTCGCCTCCGGCCAGACATTCCTGACGCCAATCGACGCCATCGGAGCTGAAACGATCACGACAACATCCGGATTAAGATGTTTCGCGTCGTCCGTGATCTTGATGTGCTCGACACCGCCTATGATCATGCCCGTATCATCAACATCTGTATTGCGCATGAGCATAACTTGGTGCCCCATCTGCGCTAAAGCGATGGAAAGATAGCAGACTGCGCTCTCGGTTCCACCCAGCGGAGCTTCAAACGGCGTGCGCACGTTGAATTTCAACGAAGAGAAGCAAATGAAGAGGATTCTCATGCCAGAGCTTCCCTTAAGTAGTTGCGATACGCTGTCGAGAATGCGCAAGCGCGTTCGCCACGTGCCGCGATCATTTCTTCCAGCGAAGCCAATCTGAATCGAGCTTGCGCGGACAAGTCAACGCTCGCCCCAAGCTTATTCTTGAACTCTTCTACGGCGGCAGGAAGCTTTTTTCTGGCTTCGGCCTGATAAAGTTTTCCAAGCCACTCGTCGAGCGTCAGTTCCTTATCCGTCATTTGATGATGGTCCTCACTGGAAGCCGCTCGCCCTTG